AAGATCGTGTTGAACATGATCGATCCATCTTGTACCGCGTCTTGGTCGACCAGATTGGCCGAACGTAACGAGGCCATGACTTCCGGAGAAGTAACCAGATAAGCATATTCAGGCTCGTAGTCTTTGTACGCCTTGCCGAAAGCCTGTAAGAAGCCTTCCGCACGAGCAGCACCCTGGATGATCGCCGTCGCGTCGACGACAGGCTTCGCTGAACCGAGATCAACATAGAAGCCATATGACTTGTTGTTCGGATCATTGTCGAAAGTCTGTCCACCGAGACCAGCCGAACCCGAAGCGTCCGTCGTGCCCAGAAGAGCTTCCGCAATAGCGACACCCTTAAGAACAGCCAGGATGGCATTGTGTTCGTCTTGAGCACGTGTTTCAGCAAAGTCACGACCAATCTTGGCCAGACCATCTTGCTGAGTAACGACTTGCTGCATGTTGACCTTTTCGGCACCATGCGTACGAACAGTCTTGATATACTTCAGGTATTCTGAGCTGTACGTTGTCTTATCGCCTTCCGCAGCCGACGTCAACGAAGCAATGTTGATTGTCGGGTTAAGAGGCTTGAACCAACGCATCTGGCCCACGAACGTTTCTGTGTCCGTCTGGATTTGCGGATTCGACCCCACAATGCCCGTACCAGACAGTTTCTTGGCGGACGTATATGCTTCATCCGCATACGCGCCAATTGCCGACTGGAGCACGAAATTAGATGCACCAGCGAGGTTTGTAACTACAGTCATTTAATTTTCCTTGGTTAACGCCTGGAGGGTAATTTACCTTCCATAGCGAGTTTAATAACTTCATCTTGCGACTTTTTGAACAGGGAACCTGTATCGCCGCTAGATGTATCGCCTTCTTTCTTGGGACCGCTTCCGCCGCCGCCTGTGGATACCTTGGCTTTAAACAAGAAAGCATTGTCATCCGATTCTGCAAACATCTTAACATATTCCCTGATGGGAATACCTGTACGATGTACCCAATTATTGTTTTCGTCGCGGACCAAATTACCAATAACTTCCTTATAAGCCATTTCTACGGCCTTATCATTACGGAAATTCAAATTGGCTAAGAGTCCACGCACAGCTACGTCACGAGTCAATTCTGTGTTTTGCTTTTCTAGCGCATCAGCGCGGGCACGTTGTTCAGCAAGTTGCAGTTCGTATGCTTCTCTTTCTTTACCTTCTTCTTTCAAACGCTTAACTTCAGCTTCTCTCTCTTTCTTTTCAAATTCAGCAATCTTTTTGAGAGCCGCGTCACGCGCTTCAAAGGCACTGTCTACCTTAGATTTAAAGTCCTTGATCTGTTCTTTAACACGTTCTTCAACGTATTTTGCGACGAGTTCTTGATCCACTGGATCAACCTTCTTCGCTGGAACATCGCCCTCAATCGGCTTGTCGCCGTCCGGAGCTTTACCCTGATCCACATTACCATCAGCATTGTCAGTCATCTTGTTACCTTGAGCACAGCTCATTTAGTGAAGATACAATCTTCACTGGAAATAAAACCATCATGAAACGAATTTCACGCCTGGGTTAATTTAACGGGTTCAATCATCCAAATTTCAATAACACACAAACTCTTTGTGCAACTCATCAGCTTTAAGTTGGTAGGCCGTGGATGCTTCTTCTGGCGTACTAAAATAACCAATATGATAATATTTATTTTTATACCTTATCTTTGCACGCCAACGGTTTCCAAATTTATCCACACCTTTAAAACCAGATTTTCCAACTTCAAATCTATTACAAGAACTCTGTGTGGGATCTGCTTCTCTCAAATTTTCAATACGATTGTTTTTTAAATCACGATCCTTATGATCTATAATTTTATCCGTATCGCCATAAAAGTAAATCCAAATAAGACGATGGATGTAATAATACTTGCCATCTATCTTAGTCTTCATTCTACCATCACCATTTGGTCCGCCAACCTTGTTTCCTGTAATTTTAGAATAAAGATTGCCATCCTCGTAATCATAATTCTTTATCAGAAATTCTCGTGTTATCATTTACCCGATCCCATACCATCCGAACTCATCAATAAAATTGTCAGAAACTTCTTTGAGGATATCATCCTCTGTTAAAATGTCCGAACGTTTTATTACCTTACCACCAACGATAGACTTACCTTCAACTGGAATCAAACCAGTTTCAATAGCTTCTTTTAGGTATTTATCATATAACTCTTGTGGAAGGCCTCTAGCTTTCATTTCATTTAATGTAGCCAACACAACGTTTCTTTTTAAAACTTTTGCATAGCTTTTTCTAAGTGCCAACTTCGCTTCCGGCATATCTGCGATATTTGTAAAGAAAGCATCGTGAATCGTAGATGTTGGAATATTATTTTGTTTACCCCATAAATGAAAATTCTTCACTAGAGTGGCGTCATTAGAATGATTTCCATTAACGGCAAAAGCAGTTCTAGCTTTTGAGGTGTCTGCTATATCATTTATTTTGCCGTCTTTATTAATCATCTGTTCCCACCAAGAAGCATCTGTCTTTTGTGGTACTTGTAAAATGTTGGTAACCCAATTTCCGTAATCGTCTTTATAAGTCAAGCGCTGCTCAAAGGTTTGTGTAAAATTTTGTTCAACTACTTTTCCATCAAAATTAACCCAAGGAACATTAGTCCAGCTCTTTGGCAACTTGTTCGCATAAAATATTTCGAATTCAGAAACCGTTTTTTCTTTTCCTAAAGCGACTTTCTTTAAATCCACTGTAGGATAAGTAAGGGAATATTTAAAATATTTACCACCGGTTCGTCTATCCGTTGGCTTGTTAATTCCATTTATTATCTCATCTAGATTTCCATCTGGTTTCCAAAAACCAAATCTCTTTAGGAATTTTTCACTTAACGGTTCTCCAGCTTTTATACCAAGAATTTCACTTATTCTATCTGGCAACACGTAACCTTTCTTATCTTCTCCACGAATTGCTGTTTTAAATATTAATTTCCAATCAAAATTACTCTTGGATGGCTTGGCATTATTTAAATAATCTTCAGCCAATCTACCGAAGAACTTTGTGAAATCCTTTATGATTGGTACTTCTTCTCGAAGATGTTCACTCATAATTGAAGCGATTTGTTTGAAATCGTCTGGAGTTACAACTTTCTCATAATCATTAGTCAATTTCTCTACAAAGTCTCTAGTACGAGGATCTAAGAAATAGAGTTGATCTAATATCTCATCACCGGGGTCCATACCTTTGTTGAAAATGTCTTTAACATTTTCTCTGAGATCTTTCAATTCTTGATAAGTATCTGGATCGAACTTTTCATACCTTGCCATTCTGGCGGATATTTCATTTAGAACGGCGTCACGTTCCGTGGCCCTCACGACGAGAACATTCGTATCCTTTTCCAGAACCTTTGCTAGTTTGCCTTCTACGTTTAATGCACCAGTCCTTTCACCGGCACCGTAAAAAGTAACCATGTTCTGAGCTTTGGCAGCTTTTCTTAGATCTTTCTCACTAAGGTTTAGATGTTTATTCAACTCTCTAAACTTAGGATCGTTGAATGTGGCGGCGGCAATTTCGTCATACAAACGTTTCTTATGATCAGTGGGAACGACATTACTCAATTCAGCCAATTGACGATTCTTCGTCGTCAGCGCGATTATCTGCGCACCAGAAGAAGAAGCGTCTTGCTCTAAAGCCAATCCCGTTTTATAATCTTTCAAACGTTCCAAACTTTTAAGTGAATAATCACCACCTAAATAATTATCAACCTTGGCGGTTTCGATGGCCAATCGATAAAACTTACCCAACTCCTCACCGTCAATCATAGAAGCCGTTTTATTTTCCAGGATTGCTCTAATGTCATTTGGTTTTGAACGAATTGCATGGTTTCCGATTTTGACCAACTCAGACCGCCATTTTTCAGCAATCTTCTGCCTTCCAGGAAACGTCAGGGAGTCATAATTACCTTCAAAACGATCATCCAATCCTCCTAAGAAGGATCCAACTTGATCTTGTAAGTTTTTGAAACCAACAGTGCCTAAAACTTTTTCTTGCTCAGTATTTAAAAATGGTCTGAACGTTTCACCGGCCTGAGGTCCGATTAAACCACGTTCATAAATTCTGGCACGATGATCTATGAAAGGTTGATTAGAAAAACTCGCATTCTTCTTCGTGAGCCATTCCATCGCCTTGAGACGTTCATATGCATCTCCACGCGCCGCCAAGTATTTTCGATATTCATTTAATTCATCGAAATACTGGGCCTTACCTTTATCATCTTGAAAATAGATTAACTTATTTACAAAGTTATGATAATCTGGATCTATCCTATATCGGGCTTGAGCAGCCCAATTTAATGCATCCACTAAATCTTTGTCAATGAACTCTTCGGGAAAATCACTGAAACTCGAGGTAGATGTAATTGGAATTCTTGTATCGTAATAACCCGTTGGTTTCT